TGCAAGCCGAGTCTGGAGGATTTGAAAATAAAGCCCCATTAAACACAAAAGGCAAATATGCAGGTACAAGAGATTATGGATTATTTCAGATTAATAGTATGCATGAAAAAGAGCTTAGGAAAGAAGGGATATTAAAATCTGGAGAAGGGATGTCTGCTCTTTTTGATCCGGAAAGAAATTTCATGGCTGCTAAATGGCTATATGGAAAACAAGGGCTAAAAGCTTGGAAGGCTTCAGTCGGCAATTGGGGAGGGTCTCAATTTCTTTCGGAAAAATCCCCTATCGGATATATGCCAATTTCTAATATTTCTAATAGTGGAAATATGAGTGTAAATATATATGTGCAAGGTGACAAAAAAGATGAAGCCTTTGCAGAAAAGATTGCAAATAAAATAAATGAAATAAAAAAGAATAATATTTTTAATGGAGTGGCACTTATGAGTAGTGGCCCATCTCCTGCTAGAGGGGCATAAAATGGGTGGTTTTATTCCAACTCTTTCTCTTGCTGGTATAACAGATATTGCATGGATATCTGTTACGAATAGTACTGGACTGGCAATGGCAGAACCAGTTTCTAACAAACCTTATCGACCTAAAAAATGGGATTCTCCTCAAACACAAGGCGAATCAAAAATGCCCTTTTTCATTTATGATGAAAACGGGAGATACTATTATTTTGATGCCGTAATAAAAGCCGAACATAGAAGAGATAGAAGATTAACTTCTCATCCAGTTCAAACAGGATCAAATATAACCGATCATTCATTTAGGATTCCTTCCAGTGTTGTATTTGAAATTGGAGTTTCTGATTCAATGAGTTGTTTTGAAGATAAAAGCGATTGGAATCAGGAAAAAGAAATTCTTTCAAGATCTGTTAATGCATTTAACCATTTATGCAGATTACAAGATTCAGGAATTGGGTTTACCGTTACAACAAGATTGCATCAATATGAGAATATGGTTATTGAAAGTGTAAGTGCCCCAGAGGTAAAAGAAACAGCAAACGCATTAAAGGCAACGATTAGATTTACTGAAATTATAGTTTCTTCTAATGCCAAAATTCAAACAGTGAGCAGTGATAAATATGTTTTAGAAGAGAATACAAAGGCAAATAAACAAACAATACAGAAAGAAGTCGTCTTAACAAAAGAAGAATTGGGATACATAAACAAAGGTCATTTAACCCAAGCCCTTATGGATGTTGGGTTACGTTAAGGATTATAAGGATAAGGATAAATATCAATGGCAGATCCTACAATAACAGACAATGTAGTTTATGAACAAAGCGAGGCTTATAGCGAAGGAAATTATTCTTATCCTATTGTGGTGGATCCCAATACAATATATGAAGTGAGAGCTTTTGTTGAGGACAGTGAAGGCAATATTTATTATGGAGAAACAGTAGAAGTTACAACAGTTCTACTTGTAGACTTAATGATTTCTCCTCAAATTCCAATTATAAATGTTTATGATGAAATAGAGTTCTCTGTTTTAGGTACTTACTCTGATGATACAACACAAGATTTAACTTCGTTAGTTTCTTGGGGAGCGATAGACGTAATGCATTTTATTCCAAGCGAAACTGAAGAAAATGTTTATGAGAATCTTTTTACGACAGGATATGAAGTTGCGAGTATAAATACTTCTGGATTGGCGAGCGGTCTATATGGCGGAATCGCAAGAATTTCAGCCACATTAAGTGATATCTCAACATATACTTTATTGGTTGTTCAACCATTGTTAAATGAAGATTCTCCCACAGAATATGGACAAGTTGAAATTGCCGGCGGTTGGAACGGAGGGCAAGATCCATATGAAATATCTTCTAATTTAGCCTCTATTTCTATGGTTTTGGATTCTCCTATTTTAGTAAGTCAATCACAAAAAGCATTAATTTTAGGATTGTATTCAGATGGGACACAAGAAATAATTCCTCAGACATTGGGCACTTGGACTTCTTCAAATACTTCAGTTGCAACTGTAGATGACACAGGATTGGTTATTGGAATTTCGTCAGGAGTAACTTTTATCAAGGTTGAAGTTGAAGCCGGAGAAAGTCCTTATGATATTTTTTCTACCTCAAAATTTTTGACAGTTAATGAAGAAGGACAAATTGAATCTTCTACAATGAATTTACAATATATCCCATTGGAACCTTTGCCAAATCAAAGTTTTAGAGCAACTATTGCAACAGACGAAAATAGAAGAATTGAAATTGATTTTAAATTTTCTTGGAATGAGACTGCAGGGTATTGGACAATGACATTAATTGATGCCGGAACAGGGAATTATTTAGTTGATTCAATTCCTTTGTTTGCTGGTGAAGCTCCAACCCTTGATTTACTTAGCCAATATAAACATTTGAATATCGGCAGTTGTTATATTTTAAATATTTCAGGATTGGAATCTGATGTCCCAACCAAGGAGAATTTGGGCATTGATTATGTTCTTTGTTGGAGTTATACACATTTATGAACGGCCTATATGGAAGAAAATATAAATTAACTATTACTTGTAACCCTTCAGTGGAAAATAAGAGTAATGTAGAAGAGATTGTTTTCCAACAGAAAGGGACTGAAGATTCTGATGGGTTAAGGATTGTTTTTGATATTAATTATCCTGGAATTTCGGGATGGTATTATAGCGAAATAACAATTTACAATATAAATGATTATTATTACAATAAGGTTTTGAATGAAGGCTCTTTAATTACTCTTGAAGCAGGATATCAAGATAATTGCGACATTATTTTTCAAGGATTTTTATTTCAAGTTATTTATGAAAGAGAAGGCGTTACGGATAAGAAAATGGTATTAATGTGTATGGACGGCGATAGATTATTTACGTCAGGAATGATGTTAGCAGAAACTGTCCAAAGAGGGATGAAAATAACTTCTCAAATTAATAAAATTTTATCTGACAACGCAAAAAGATTGCCTATGGGAGAAAAAGCCAAGGAAGATATTAATAATTATTTAAACGAAAGCTCAGTAAAAGATTTAATAAGAGGAGAAACAATTTTTAAAACTCCTTCTGAATTATTCAAGGAGAAGTTCGGATATAGAGGAATAGGGAAAAAGAATACATTAAGAATATGTGGGTATAATACTAAAATTGAAGTTATAGATGACGGGAAAGAATATGAATATGATAAGAGTAAGGCCATTGTAATTTCTCCTTCTCAAGGAGGTCTTATAGGGACTCCAAGGCAGACAATGTATGGATGCAATTTTACTTGCTTATTGAATCCTAAAATTGTACTTGTAAGACCTCATTGTGTTGTTAAATTGGAAGGGACAGGCTTCCAACAGATGAGAGCTAGGCACGGAGAGGCACCAATCCCTTTGTCTGGATTAGGGGTTACGGATAATTATCAAATACAGATGTATCAAATAATTGGGGTGAGACATATTGGGGATTCAAGAGGAGATCAGTGGTACACATATGCAACAGGAATTAATTTAAAAGGTGCGATCCCTGTTTCTCCAATAACATATACGGATTTTTTTAAAGGATAAAAGAATAATAGAAAGGAATAAATTATGATTTCAAAATCTTTAAGGCTTTCTCAAGATTTTCCTATTAATAATCAAATCATTGAAGATTTTTTAAATCAGTATGATTTTAATCTTCGTTGTGCTGCTCCTGGTATTATACGTGGATTTAATAAAGATGAGCAAACTGTCAAAGTCCAGTTGTCTATGAAAGAGATTGTATATGTTGATTCAGAATTAAGTTCTAAAGCAATACCTGAATTAGTTGATGTCCCAATAGTTGTCCCCAGGGCAGGAAATTTTGTTATAACAATGCCGATCAAAGAAGGGGATGAATGTTTAGTTGTTTTCGGAGATATGTGTATTGATCCTTGGTGGAAATATGGAGAAGACAAAGAGAATGAAATTAATAAAGGAGCAAGAGAACAAATCTCGATTCGGAGGCATGACCTATCTGATGGTTTTGCCCTTATTGGAGTTTGGAGCCAACCCAATGTAATAGAAGATTACTCTGTTGATGCATTAGAAGTTAGAACAATTGATGGGAAAAAGAAGATTCAAGTCGGAGATGATTCAATAAATGTTTATGTAGAAGATACAGCAATCGAAATAGAAGACGGGAAAATAATTTTGAGATACAAAGGAACAACAGTGTTTACTTTAGAGGATAGAGTCGTAACTGTTGAATCGGATGTTATTAAATTAGGTGGTTCTTCTGGATTGCAGAAATTAATAGATGAGAGAATTTTGAATTATTATGATGCTCATACTCATATGTATAATCCCGGTCCTGGATCATTAACCCCAACCGGGGCTCCAGTTGTTCCCTTGACCCCTTTACTTACAAGCATAGCAACAACAAATACGGAGGCAAAATGAGATATAGAAGAATTGTAGATGGAGAACCGCAATTTGGGCAATCTCAAAAAGATTTTGCCCAAGGAATAGAAGCTGTTTCTCAGGCTATTTGCAAAGGTTAAAATTGTTTCACCAATGAATGGTGGGAAGATTTGAAAGACGGGTTGCCTCTTTGGACTTTAATGGTAGGGCAAGGAGGCAACGGGAATAGAAATATGATTTCTTCATTAATAACTGCAAGAATTTTAGATACTAAATTAGATGATTTAAAATTAGTTTCTGGGATGTCTAATGTTTCTTTTTCTTTTGATGGAGAATCAAGAAAATTTTTTTATACTGGCACTGCCATTAGTATATATGGGGAAATAACGATAACGAATAATGGAGGTTAAATATGAGCAGTTACTTTGCACCGTATATAGATTCTAATGGATTTCATCGACCAACATATTCTCAGATATTAGATAATTTAATATCAAATTATAAATCTATATATGGTCAAGATGTTTATTTAGGGAATGATTCTGCCGATTATCAATGGATATCTATTGTGGCCTATAGGTTGAATGATGCTATACTTGCATTAGAACAGGAATATCAAAATCGCAGTCCTTTAACTGCAACAGGAACAGCATTAGACAGTTTAGTGAAAATAAATGGAATTACAAGAAAAGAAGCCACTTATTCTACTTGCGAAGTTACCATAACAGGGACAGCATTAACAATTATATCTAATGGTGTTATTCAGGATTCTAGTGGATATCTTTGGGATTTACCACAAGTAACTATAATTGGAACAGAAGGAACAGTTACAGCGATTGCAACGTGTCAAACAGAAGGTTCTATTATGGCGACAGTTGGAAGCATTACAACAATAATGACGCCTCAATATGGGTGGAACTCCGTTACAAATGCAAGTGAAGCGGTTGTTGGTCACCCTATTGAGACTGATGAACAATTAAGAGCAAGACAGGCATTAAGTACTCGGTTGGCATCTCATACAATGTTATCTGGCACAGAGGCAGGAATTGCAGCTGTTGCAGATGTTACGAGATGGAATATTCATGAGAATTATTCCTCTGTGATCGATTCAGAAAATTGTCCTCCTCATTCTATCACTTGTATAGTTGAAGGAGGCACGGATCTTGATGTTGCAACGGCGATTTTCTTAAATAAAGGAATTGGATGTGACACTTATGGTGGAGATAGTGGGGACCCATATCTTGTTGAAGAACTTATTACAGATGAAGATACAGGAGACCAAATTCTTATAAGTT